ACCCCCAACTCCTCGAAGTTCCGGGCGATCCGCGCCGCCAACTCCGCAGCCTCCTCGTTCAGCCCCTTCAGGTCGATGTGGATCGACCGCAGCGCCTCCTCGAAGTCGAAATCCTCGTCCACCTCCTCGGGCGCGACGCCGACATAGCGGCCGGGCGTCAGGCTGTGGTCATGGGCCGCGATCTCGGCCCGGCTGACCAGCTTCACCAGCCCCTCGACATCGCGCAGCGCGGCGTCGGGAAACCGCTCCTGCAACCAGTCGGCCTGTTTCACGAAATACCGCGCCGTCCGCAGCGCCTCCACCGCCGCGGCCCGCGCCGCCTCCAGCGCCTTGCGGGCGCGCGTGACCTCGGCATTGGGCCAGAGGGCGTGGTCGCGGGCGTCCAGTTCCTTGATGGCGGTATCCACCACCCGGCCGGCCAGCTTGGCGGCCAAGTCGATCTGCTTGGTCATGTCACGGCAGCGCTCGGCCATGGGGTGCAGCCCGGCGCGCGCCGCGTGCAGCCCGGCATTGTCGCGCGCGGCGCCCGCCCAGTCCGCCGCACGCGCCGACACCTCTGCGTCGAACCCCGCGATATCCGCCGCCAGCGTTGCGCGCACGCCGGTCAGTTCGCTCCAGGTCTCCGCCAGCGGATCCGGATCGCGGTTTTCCGTAACGAAGGGCTGCACCAGATTGATGAGCTTACCGAGCGCCTTGTCATAGTCGGCCAGTGGCTCCGCCGTTGCCCGGCCCTCTGCAATGGCCTGCGCAATGTAGCTTTCGACGAGTTTCAGGAACCGGTCCGCTTGCCCGCGATAGAGCCAGACGATGGCGGCGATGTTCTTCTGCTGCTCGGGCGCGAAATCGTAGATGGCGCGTGACACCTTCCGGTAGATGTTGCGCGCATCGAGCATCAGGACGTGATCGGCGCGCTGGGGGTCACGTTCCTTCGCCCGGTCGAAGAACCACAGCTGGCAGGGCACCGTGCGCGTGTAGAAGAAGTTGCCGCGGATATCGATCATCACGTCGACGGCGCCGGTCTCGACCAGCTTCTGGCGCACGATCGCCTCGTCCCGCCCTGCGCTGGATGCCTGGCTGGACATGACGACACCGGCGCGGCCGTTCTCGTTCAGATAGCTGTAGAAGTAGGACATCCACAGGTAGTTGGCGTTCGAGACCTTCTTGGCCTTGTTCACGCCCGGCAGCCCGAAGGGTAGCCGCTTGTCACCCTTGACCTTGTCGGCGTCGACCTCGTCCACGTTGAACGGCGGATTGGCCATCACGAAGTCGCACTTGCCGACCAGTTCGTGCGGGTCCTTGTAATAGGTGATCGCTTCGTTCCCGGCCCGGATCGTGCCCTGCAGGCCGTGGACCGCCAAGTTGATCTGGGCGAGTTTCGCCGTCGTCTCGTTCTTCTCATGGCCGTAGAAGGTGACGCGCTTCATCGTATCCTGGCCAGCGTCCTCGATGAAGTGGCTGGACTGCACGAACATGCCGCCTGAGCCGCAGGCCGGGTCGAAGACGATGCCGTGGTCGGGCTCGATCACGTTGACGATGGTCTGAACGATAGACGGCGGGGTGAAGAACTCGCCGTTGTCATGCGCGCCCTGCTTGGAGAACTCGGCAAGGAAATACTCGTAGATGCGGCCAAATACGTCGCCAAAGGCATTTCGCAGTGCCTCGGTGTCGAACTTGCGCATCATGCTTTCGAGGAGTTCATCGTCGAAACGCTCGTAATCCTTCGGCAGCTGACCCGCGAGCGGAGGAAAATGCCTCTCCACCTCCTCCATGGCGGCGGTGAGCGCTGCGCCGATCTGTCCATCCTTGGGCATGTCGAGGATCACGTCGTACCGGGCCGCCTCGGGCAGCAGCATCGCGCGGCGGCGGCGGAAATCGGCGTCGACCAGCGGACGATCCGGCATTTTTCCGGCGGCCTTGTCGGCTTCGATCGTGGCGAGCGCGGCATAGTAGCGGTTCGTGGCCTGGCGCAGGAAAAGGAGCCCCATGATGGGCATGAAATACTCGTTCGACGCGAGGCCGGAATTGGCCCGCAGGTCGTCGGCGAGTTTCCAGAGGTCGGCACCGAACTGTTCGATTCCCGTGAGGTGGTCTGCAATCATTCGCTCGTGTTCTTTCCTGCGTTCTTCTCGTCGTGAGCGACGCCGGGCTTGTCCAACGCCTTCAATCGCTCGTATTCCTCGACTGCAAGCACGACGACGACAGGGCGCCCGTGCTTGGCCACAGCCACTGGCTCCGCTCGTGCGAGATCGATCAGCCGTCCGAAGCCGTACTTCGCGTCTTTCGCCGTAAGGGTCTGCAAATGCGCCTCCGCTCGTGCGGGGCTTACTTTGGCCAAATTGGCTAAAAGCACAAGTGTTTCTTCGGATCGACGGTGGCCGGCGGCGTTCAGACTCGCAGCAGTGCGCGCTGACTGATCCAATCCACCGGGAACTGCGCCCGCAGCGATTCCAACGTCAAGTCGTGAGGCTGACGGCCGTCGAGGATCGCCTCGACGAGATCGGGGGCGAGCTGCGTCAGCCGAAGCACCCGCGTGAGGTAGGAGACCGCGATGCCCTCGCGTGCGGCCAGATCGGCGACCGTGGCGAAATCCCCGGATTGCAGCATCCGCTTCCAGCGGAAAGCCCGAGCCAACGCCTTGATGAGGGCATTATCAGGGCGGCGCTGGGTGGAAGCGCTTGCGGGCAGCAGCATCTCCTTTCGCCCGCCGCGCTTCACGATGCGGAACGGGACATGGATGGTGACGGTCTCGGGGATCGGTGTGGCACGGGTCATGCAGCTGCTCCAACATCGGTGGTGATTTCGCGCGCCAGCGCCGCAAACCCGTCCATGCGGAGCCGCACATTCAGGCCTTCGGTGCCGATCTCGACTCGCTCGACCAGCAGGGCCACGATACGCGCCTGCTCGGCGGGGAAGAGTTCGTCCCACAGCGGATCTAGCCGAGTCAGCGCCTCGCGGGCTTCGGCCTCGTTGACGGCACCGTCCTGCGCCCGCGCCGCCTTCCATGTCCCCGCCACGATCTCGGGCTGCCGGAACACGGCGCCGAGCTGGTCGATGACGGCGGCCTCGATTTCGCCTGCAGGCACGCGGCCGACTGGGCAAGCCCCAGCCCCGTGCTTCAGCACCGTCTGGCTGACATAGTAGCGATAGAGCCGACCACCCTTGCGGGTGTGTGTCGGCGAGAACGCTGCGCCATCGGGCCCGAACAGCAGCCCCTTCAGGAGCGCGGGCGTCTCGGCGCGGGTGCGGGCGGCGCGCTTGCGAGGACTCTCCTGCAGGATGGCGTGAACCTTGTCCCAAATCTCGCGGTCGATGATCGCATTGTGCTCGCCCGGATAGCTGTCGCCCTTGTGAACAGCCTCGCCGATATACGCGCGGTTGGACAGCATCCGATAGAGGTACTTCTTGTCGATCCGATTGCCGCGCGGCGTGGCAATGCCCCGTGCGCCGACTTCGCGGGCCAGCAGCGTGCAGGAGCCGATTTCGATGAATCGGGCGAAGATCCAGCGCACATGCTCGGAGTTCTGCTCGTCGACCAGCAGCTTCCGGTTTTCCACCCGATAGCCGAAGGGCGGCACCCCGCCCATCCACATCCCCTTCTTCCGACTGGCGGCGACCTTGTCGCGGATACGCTCGGCCGTGACTTCGCGCTCGAACTGGGCGAAGGACAGCAGGATGTTCAACGTCAGCCGCCCCATGGAGGTCGTCGTGTTGAACGACTGCGTCACCGAGACGAAGGTCACACCGTTCCGGTCGAACACCTCGACCAGCTTGGCGAAGTCGGCCAGCGACCGGCTGAGGCGGTCGATCTTATAGACCACGACCACGTCGACCAGCCCGTCCTCGATGTCGTCCAGCAACCGCTGCAGGCCGGGGCGTTCAAGCGTCCCGCCGGAAATACCGCCGTCGTCATACTGATCACGGACGAGCACCCAGCCCTCGGAACGCTGGCTGGCGATGTACGCCTCGCAGGCCTCCCGCTGGGCATGGAGGCTGTTGAACTCCTGCTCCAGCCCTTCCTCGGAGGATTTGCGTGTGTAGATCGCACAGCGCAGCTTGCGGACGACCTTCGATTTTTCCGGCGGCTTCGTCATCTCCGCCCCCTGTGGTTCTTGAGGCCGAAGAAGACCCAGCCGTTCCAACGGGTGCCGGTGATCGCGCGGGCGATGGCGGACAGCGACTTGTAGGGGCGCCCCTGCCACTCGAAGCCATCGGCGGTCACGGTGACGATTTGCTCGACGCCCTGCCACTCGCGCAGGAGGCGCGTGCCCGTGATGGGGCGGTCGCGGTCGCCGCGGATGCCGCGCTTCTTTCGGTCACCGCCGTCGAGCTCCTCGCCCAGCCGTTCCAAACGCCGGATCGTCTCGGGCTTCAGCCCGCCATAGGCGAGCTCCTGGATGCGGTAGGCCAGCCGGGATTCAAGGTAGCGGCGGTTGAACGGCGGCGGTTCGCTATCGAACAGGTCGCGCCACTGTTGCTTCAGGTCAGGCGTTGGCGTGGTCTTCAGCGCCGCCAGGCGCGCGGGGATGGGATCGGGCTTGTTCATGCATTTCTCCGGTGAGTTGGAGTTGCATGACGGCATTGGTCGTTGGGATAGTGTAGGCAACGTTCTCCAGTATTGTCAGATACTTCACGCCCATCCGGCCCGAGTAACCGAGCCAGCCCGAGCGCCAGCAGGCCGCACAACTCGGCGCGGCGCTCGGCGGCGCTCATCTGGTCGGGAGGTAGCGGATTGGGGCGGTTCATGTCTCGGTGGCCGTGTTTGATGGTGTGCTACCGATCAAAAGCCACCCAGCCGTCCGAGGTGGGACATCTCAGCGGAGCGGGATGCGGGAATGCGAACAGGGAGAGAACATCAGGGCTTGCCGATCACGGATTTGTCCATGATTATCGCAGGTTGAATCAATCGAGAGCAGTAGTTCATTGAGGTGAGTTCATGGCGCGCAAAGCATCCCCGATCGGTCCGCATGTTCTGGCGCTGATCGAGGATGCGCGCGTCGACCTCGCCCGAGCTGCCCTTGCCGTGCGCGAGGGCGACAATGAGCCGGAATTCAAGCTGCCTGAGGACGTTCCGGACCTCGCCGACGAAGAAGCGGTCGAGGCGTTTCGGCAAGCAATTGTCGAGACGCTGTCGGGTTTCGACCGCGATGACCTGCGACCTGCGGAGCAGCGATCACGAAGGATCCGGGCCCTCGCCGAGAAAAAGGGCGTCACCTCTCTCACTACGATTGTCGATCAACAGCTCGATGAGACACGGTCGCAGGAGTTTCACCGGCAGCCAGATGAGCTCTGCAGAAGCATCTGGGCATACCTGCATGAACGGGAAACCTTCGAGGATGCGGAGAGCTTTCACTTCGCCCGACAGTTCCGCGACCACGGCAAGCTCTACGACGCCTTCGAGGTCGAACTGGAGAACCAGGTAGCCCTCGACGCAGCGGCAATCGACGAAAAGGCGCTGGCGTCCAAGGTCAAGGGCATGCTCGAGCTGAAGCCCGAGATATCCTGCACGGTCAAGGCGGTCGATCTGCCTGCCACCGACACGCACCCTGCGTCCATCATGCTGATCGTCCGGCATGGTGGCCCGCTTTCGAGCGTCTATGATCACCGGCAAGATGGGCGGCGGGGAACCATCTACTACCGCCCGCCGAACGAGGCGACGTTGATCTACACGCCCTCGATGCGGCAGATCGAGGTCTGCGCTGACAGCCCCGTGGTGCGCCAGACGGTCAGCGACTCCTTCGCCGAAGTTGCGCTAGGTCACGACATCTCCCAGAAACCGCTGACCTGGAAGCGCTATAATCTTTCGCGCTTCCGCTCTTCGTTTTTCCTGCAGCCCCCTGAGATCGAAGGGTACGCGTTCGAGTTCGCGCGCGTCATCGAAGCCGAGATCCGGCTGGGAACCTGGCGCCGCAAGCTTCAGCTCAAGGTGACGGTCGACGATGACATCCAGGAGGTTGCCGACCGATATTTCGGGGCGCGGAACATCTTTCGGCGCGCCGAAGCGTTCAGCCGGATCACCATCGCGGTGGCCTACAACCTGATTGGCGATGAGAAGCAGCGGACGCTCAATATCACGATTGCGGGCACGAAGAGCTGCAACCTGCAGAGCAAGCCAGATCCGGAGGAACGTAGCCTCGGCTTCGCGCTGCTCAAGGAATGGGGAATCCTGAGCGCGTTCAGGCAAATCGCGCATGATGACCTTCGCGCGATATTTCCCCAGCTTGTTCAACTCCACGATCGCATCGAGGACGAGGTCAGCGGAAGTTATCTGCTGGAACTTGGGCTTGACCCGAAGCGTCTCATCGAAGGCGGCCTGCTTGAGCGCCGCGACCGTCAGGACGTGGTTCTCATCGAGGACGACGACGTCGACGGGGAAGGCGCCGTCAAGCCGTCGGCGACCGAAGGCATGATCCACGCTGTCGGTCCTTTCGGCGAAGATGTCGGCAAGCGCCCCGCGTCGGATGTCGAGATGTTCGCGGTCAACGCTCAGTGGCTTCACGAGACGCTCATGCGCCTGATGAAGCCGCTGCTGAGCAGGCGGGCGGCGCAGATCCTGGACCCAGACCTGACCCTCGTCGGCGCGATCCAGATCGATGAGGCAGATGTGCCCGTCTATTTCGCCCGACGGCTCAATGATCCCAAAGCGGCGCAGAGACTGGATCTGATGCTGCGCGCGCGGGGCACCGCTGGGGTGGGCATCGTCTTCGCCGCGAGCGAGGAGATGCCGTCTCATCTTGGGCCTAACGTCGTCATGCCGCTGCTGTCCCATCTCGCATCGGCGGACGAGAACATGCTGTTCGCGCGCGACGGAATAGAACTCGCGTACCGAGACGGTCTTTCACTCGCACGCGGGGGCGTGTCCCCGCGGGTGGTTCGGACGGGTAAGCAGTCCGGCACGCTGTTCATTCCTGGCAGGGAGCCGCTTCACCTCGCTGGGAACGATCAACTTACGATCTTCGAGCGCCTGGTGGTCGCGGCCGCGAAAGGCAGTCCCGACGTTCAGGTAAAGGCGCTGATGGAAGGCTTCGAGTCCAGAAGCCCCCAGCAGGCGTTCCGGAAGGAGACCTGGGACAGCATCCGGGACGTCTATATCGGCAAGGGTGCGAAGAACGGATATTGGCGACTGCTACTCACTGCGCAGCCGACCGAAGCCGTAGCCGAGCCAGCCGAGGAAGCGACCGTCTAACAACGGTCTAACATGCGACGGGGGACGGTCTAACAAACCGCTGATTATTGGAAGGGCTCCACATAGAGGAGCTTTTTCATGCCGACTCCCTTCCCCTCGCGCCAGGCAGCCCCGACGAGCTGGTCCGGCGCAGCGAACACCAAGCCCACCACCTCCAGCTCGGAATGGCGCTGCACGCGCTGTGACAAACTGCTCGGCGTCTGCCGCGACGGCCGCATGCACCTGCGCTTCGCGCGGGGACACGAGTATCTCGTGGGCTTTCCGATTCAGGCCACCTGCCGCGGCTGCGGCACGCTGAACCACGCGATCGCGCCCGCGCGCTGACGCGCGCATTCACCCAACTCCCTGAAATCGCAGAGACGCGCGACGTCCTGACCTGGCCACGAGAAGGCGCTGGACGCCTGGCCGCAAGGCAGGCGTCCGATGTCCTTCGCGTGGCACGAGATCCGTGATCTCCTCATGCATTCATCCTCCAACCTTCACTTCCAGCGCAGTTTCGACGCCGTCAGGCGCGCGCAGGCCCCACTCGCGCCGTTCCGGGATCCGGCGGCTCTGCTCGACGGGCTGCACCGCACGACCGGCGATCCGGCCCGGAAGAACGTGATCCTCTGTGCGCTGGTCGACGCGGCGAAGGGCGACGGGCCCGCGTCCGACTGCGCCCTGACAATGTTGTTGCTGGCGCTCTGGCCCGGCCTCGACGCCATCCGGCGCCGGTCGATCTGGCGCAGGCTCGGCACCGCCGACGAGGTCGCGTCCGATGTTCTGGCGCGCACCACCGAGGCGGTCCGCAGCCTCGACCTCGGGCGTGTCAACTGGATCGCGGCCACGGTGCTGCGCAACGTGGAGCGCGACATGATCCGCGCCCGCCAGCGCGACCAGGCGCGCGAACATCTCGCCAGCGGCGCCGATCCTGACGAGGTGGCGGACAGCGGCGAAAGCGGCATCGGCGCGGCCGGGTATGCACGACTGAACGGCGCCGTGCGGAAGCTGCTCGGCGATGACGCCCTGCTGGTGATCCGCGTGGCGATCGAAGGCTTCTCGCAAGCCGAGGTCGCGGTCGAACTGGGCCTGACCGAAGCCGCCGCCCGCAAGCGATACCAGCGCGCCATGCGGCGGCTGCACGACGCCCTCCAGGAAATCCCCTGAGCCGATGTCCCGATCCGGTCCCTCGGGTGGCTTTTCCCATTCGAGCGCCCCGAGCGCCTTCCCTCCAACCGAAAGCAGACACGCATGAACCGCACTGCCGATCTGTCGCTCGAGGATTTCAGGCGTCTTCCGGGGCTCTATCGCCGCTGGGAGCTGACCGAGGTCTGCGAGCCCAACCGCAACTATCAGATCGAGGACGCCGGCGCTCATGCCGACGGGACGCCGCTCTTGGCGATCTACGTCGCCGAGCCCGCGACCGACGTCCGGGAGGCCGCGTGATGCGACTCCTCGATCACCTCATCTCACGGAGAAAAGCCATGCCGGACCAGCCGGACGCCATCACCTGTCTTCGCAAGGCGAGCTACGCGCTCGAAGACCTCCCCGAAACCATCGCCCTCCCGCAGCGCCACGGCGACGAGCCGCGCGAGCCGCTGTCGGTCGTCGAGGCGACCGTGGACGAGATCGCCTTCGCCATCGTGGAGGCGGAGCGCGAGAGCACGGCCGCCTACCGCCGCGCCGACGCGCTGAAGCGCCTCTACAAGCTCGCCCGCGAGGCGGGGTGCATCGGCGCAGATCGCGCCGCCACGGCGGTGATGAATAGGGAGGGCCAGTGATGGCCCTTCCCATCATCGGCGCCGACGAACGGCTCGCGCAACGCAAGGGCATCAAGGGCGTCATCTTCGGCCGGTCCGGCATCGGCAAGACCAGCCTGCTCTGGACACTGAACGCCTCGACCACGCTCTTCCTCGACCTCGAAGCCGGGGATCTGGCGGTCGAAGGGCTGGAGATCGACACGCTCCGGCCCCGCACCTGGAAGGAATGCCGCGATTTCGCGGTGTTCATCGGCGGGCCGAACCCGGCGCTGCGCGAGGACCAGCCCTACAGCCAGGCGCATTTCGACGAGGTCTGCGGGCGCTATGGCGATCCGGCGGTGATCGGGAAATACGAGACGGTCTTCATCGACTCGATCACCGTGGCCGGGCGGCTCTGCTTCCAGTGGTGCCGCGGCCAGCCCGAGGCGTTCTCCGAGAAGACCGGCAAGCCCGACATCCGCGGCGCCTACGGACTGCACGGCCGCGAGATGATCGGGTGGCTGACCCACCTGCAGCACACGCGCGGCAAGCATGTCTGGTTCGTGGGCATTCTCGACGAGCGGCTCGACGACTTCAACCGCAAGGTCTTCCAGCCGCAGATCGACGGCTCGAAGACCGGGCTCGAACTGCCGGGGATCGTCGACCAGGTCATCACCATGGCCGACATCCCGGACCCGGGCGGCCAACCGCAGCGCGCCTTCGTCTGCCAGACGCTGAACCCTTGGGGCTATCCGGCCAAGGACCGCTCGGGCCGCCTCGACATGGTCGAGGCCCCGCATCTCGGCCGGCTGATGGAGAAGATCCAGCGCCCCGCGGCGCCTGCCTCCGAACGCCTGACATGGCCGCCGGTGACCCCGGGCGATCCCGCGCCCGCTGAGGAGCCCGGCCATGGCTGAGCGCATCTCGCCACGCCCGGTGTCCCGATACGGTTGCCGGGGTGGCTTTTCCCCTCTGACGCCACTGCGCGTCCCATCCTCCAACTGAAAGGAGCCGCGCAATGTCCGGACCCTGGAACGACTTCAACTCCGCCCAATCCAACACGAACGTCATCCCGAAGGGCACGCTCGCCAAGGTGCGTCTGACGCTCCGCCCCGGCGGCTTCGACGACCCCTCGCAGGGCTGGACCGGTGGCTGGGCGCGCCGCGCCGCCACCGGCGCCGTCTATCTCGACGCCGAATACACGGTGCTCGAGGGGCCCTATGCCCGCCGCAAGGTCTGGTCGCTGATCGGCCTCTACAGCCCGAAGGGCCCGGACTGGGCCAACATGGGGCGCGGCCTGATCCGCGGCATCCTCAACTCGGCGCGCGGCGTGTCGGACAAGGACAACTCCCCCGAGGCGCAGGCTCGCCGCCGCATCAACGGGTTCGGTGATCTCGACGGCGTCGAGTTCATCGCCCGCATCGACATCGGCACCGACACCAACGGCGAGGACAAGAACGAGATCCGCGCTGCCGTCACGCCCGACCATCGCGACTACGCCGCGCTGATGGGCACGATCGCGCCGCAGTTCGCCGCCGCCCCGGCGCAGGGCCACGCCCCGCAGCAGCCCCCCACGGCCGCCCAGCCCAGCCAGCCCGCGTCCGCCCCCGGCGCCGCCGGTCGGCCGAGCTGGGCGCAGTAAGGGGGAGACCGGCCATGCGCCTGCGCCCCCGCCAGAAGACCTTCGTCGAGCGCAGCGTGGCTGCGCTCGCCTCCCGCGGCAACACGCTGGGCGTGGCGCCCACCGGTGCGGGCAAGACCATCATGCTCTCGGCGGTCACCGGCGAGATGATCGGCGACGGCGCGAAGGCCTGCGTGCTGGCGCATCGCGACGAGCTGACGGCGCAGAACCGCGCCAAGTTCCAGCGCGTGGTGCCGGGCGTCGCCACATCGGTCATCGACGCCACCGAGAAGTCCTGGGGCGGCCAGGTCGCCTTCGCGATGGTGCCAACGCTGGCGCGGGCATCGAATCTGGCCGACATGCCGCGCCTCGACCTGCTGGTCATTGACGAGGCGCACCATGCCGTCGCCGACAGCTACCGCCGCATCATCGACCGCGTGCGCGAAGCCAATCCCGACGCCCGCATCTTCGGGGTCACGGCGACGCCGAACCGGGGCGACAGGAAGGGCCTGCGCGAGGTCTTCGACAACGTGGCCGACCAGGTGCGGCTGGGCGAGTTGATCGCCTCGGGCCATCTCGTGCCGCCGCGCACCTTCGTCATCGACGTGGGCGTGCAGGACGAGTTGCGGTCCGTCCGCAAGACCATGTCGGATTTCGACATGGCGGAGGTGGCGGGCATCATGGACCGCGCCCCCGTCACCGACGAGGTGATCCGCCACTGGAAGGAAAAGGCGGGCGACCGGCAGACCGTGGTGTTCTGCTCCACCGTCGCCCATGCCGAACACGTCACCGAGGCGTTCAGGGCGGCGGGCGTTTCCGCCGCGCTGATCCACGGCGATCTTTCAGCCGAGACCCGCAAGGCGATCCTCGCCGACTACGCGGCGGGCGCCATCCGCGTCGTGGTCAACGTTGCGGTGCTGACCGAGGGCTGGGACCACCCGCCCACCTCATGCGTCGTGCTGCTGCGGCCCAGCTCCTACAAGTCCACGATGATCCAGATGGTCGGGCGCGGCTTGCGCACCGTCGACCCCGAGGAACACCCCGGCATCGTCAAGACCGATTGTGTCGTGCTGGATTTTGGCACTTCGAGCCTGATCCACGGCACTCTGGAACAGGATGTCGATCTCGACGGCAAGTCCGAAACCGGCGAGGCGCCGACCAAGACCTGTCCTGCCTGCGAGGCGGAAATCCCGCTGGCCGCCACCGAATGCCCGCTCTGCGGCGAGGCGTTCCCGCGGGAGGACGAAGAGGCCGGTGAAGGCGGTGGTGCCGCGCCGCTCTCGGGCTTCATGATGACCGAGATCGACCTGCTAAAGCGGTCCAGCTTCGCCTGGGTCGACCTTTACGGCACGGACGATGCGCTGATGGCCACGGGCTTCGCGGCCTGGGGCGGCATCTTCTGGCTGGACGGGGTCTGGTACGCCATCGGCGGGGCGAAGGGCGAACGCCCCCATCTGCTGGGCGTGGGCGAGCGCACCGTCTGCCTCGCGCAGGCCGACGACTGGCTGAACACCCACGAGACCGACGAGAGCGCCTTCAAGACTCGCTCCTGGCTGCGCCAGCCGCCGACCGAAAAGCAGCTTCAGTACCTGCCGCCGGAGTGCCGCCATGACTTCGGCCTGACGCGCTACCGCGCCTCCGCGCTGATGACCTTCGGCTTCAACAAGCGCGCCATCCGCCAGCTGATCGACACGGCGGCCTCTCCCGAACGGAGGGCGGCATGACCCATGTCCACATCCACCCCCATCACGGCCGAGGACCGGCGGCGGATCTGGCATCCGCGTGGAACGCTCTGTGCTGTCTGCCGGCAACCCACCCATGGTTTTGGCTGGTTCGATCCGCACCGGTCGAAGCAGCCCCGGCCATCGGTCTGGTTCTGCTCGATGCCCTGCCAGTCCTTCTGGACGCGCTTGGCGCGGGAGCGTTTCGCCATGGTTGACCTGACCGAGGAGGAGCGCGCCGCCGTCACCACCACCATGAAGCGCGTGGCGCTGCTGATGGACGAGATCGGCTGGGCCACCCCGCTTTCCGATCTGACCGAGGCGCAGGTGCGCGCACTGATCGAGGAGGCCGTCGAGGGCTTCCGCGAGTCCATGTCCGACATCGCCCGGGCGCAGACGCCGGAGGTGCCGTTCTGATGCTGGACTACAATCATCGGCCCAGTTTCGCCGACCGGGTCAACGCCGCCATCGATCGCGCGCTGACCGCCGATCAGGCGACGCGGCCGCCCCGCGACTACCTCGGCGGCTCGCGTCTCGGCCATGCCTGCGAGCGCGCCCTGCAGTTCGAGTTCACGGCGACGCCGAAGGACGAGGGCCAGGACTTCAGCGGCCAGTCGCTGCGCATCTTCGCCATCGGCCACGCGCTCGAGGATCTCGCCGTCGCCTGGCTGCGCGGCGCGGGCTTCGACCTCTACACCCGCAAGGGCAACCGGCCCGACGGCGGCCAGTCCGGCTTCTCGGTCGCGGGCGGGCGCATCCGCGGCCATGTCGACGGCATCATCGCCGCTGGGCCCGAGGGTTTCGGTCTGGCCGTTCCCGCACTGTGGGAATGCAAGACCATGAACGCGAAGAACTGGCGCGCCTGCGTGAAGGACGGCGTCACGAAGTCGAAGCCGGTCTACGCCGCCCAGATCGCGCTCTACCAGGCCTACATGGAAGCGACGGTCCCCGGCATCTCGGCCGCGCCTGCGCTCTTCACCGCGATCAACAAGGACACCGCCGAGCTGCACCACGAGCAGGTCGCCTTCGACGCCGACCTCGCGCAGCGCATGTCCGACCGCGGCGTGCGGATCCTTCAGGCGACCGATGCGGGCGAGTTGCTGCCGCGAGTCGCCACCACGCCCGACTTCTTCGAATGCCGCTTCTGCCCGTGGTCCGAGCGCTGCTGGGGGCTGCCGGCATGAGCGACGACGGCGTCCTGCACTTCAACCCGTGGATGGACTTCAACGACGGGCCGCCGTCCGAGAACCCCTTCGGCTGCGACCCCGAACAGATCGCCGTCTTCCTCGACACCGTGTTCAGCTGGTGCGAGGGGCTGATCCCGCTCCGCGGCTTCGTCGACAAGGGTCAGGGCCGGGACGGCAAGCCGCACAATATCTGGATCCCGGCCGACGACACCGCGCCCGAGAAACTCGCGACCTTCGCCGGATGGGCGAACCGCGAGGGCGCCGCCGTCTATGTCATTCCCGGCACGGTCGAGGAGCAGGGGCAGGCCCGCGCCGCCGATGTGCTGCAGATGCAGGCCATCGTCGTCGATCTCGACGCGGGCGACATCCCGGCGAAGCTGGACCATGTCACCCGCCACCTCGGCCCGCCCACGCTCATCATCGAAAGCGGCGGGCGCACGCCCGAGGGAGCCGCGAAGCTCCATGTCTGGTGGAAACTGACCGAACCCGCCGAGGGTGACGACCTGGTCACCCTCTGCCGTCTGCGCGGCGAGATCGCCGTGAAGGTCGGCGGCGACACGCATTTCCGCTCGGCCCACCAGCCGATCCGGGTGCCTGGCACCGTCTATCACAAGCACGGCCACCAGCGCCTCGTGCAGATCCGCGAACATCGAGACGTCGAGGTGGATCTTGCGGATTTCGCTGAAAAGGTCGCCGAGATGCCGCCGCTGCCGGGCGTGGGCTTCGCCAGCGACGTCTCGGCCCCGCAGGCCAAGCCCGGAATCGACGCGGTGCTCACCACGCCGGTGCGCGAAGGCGCGGTCGACGACTGGTCCCGGTTCCAGGGGGCCAGCGCCGCCATCGGCCATTACGTGCGCCTGGTGCACGAGGGCCGCCTCGACCCGTTCGCGGGCTGGGAGGCGATCTGCGGCTACAACGCCGCAATGCTGCGCCCGTCCTGGCCGCTCGATCGCTTGATGGCCGAGTCCGAACGCCTCTGGGCGCTGCATGTGAAGCGCAACGGTCCGCCGCTCCTGCGCGCGGTGCACGTCGATGCCCCGGCCAGCCCGCTGCCGACCTTCAGCCTCGGCGCGCTGCTCGACGACACGAGCCTGATGCCCGAGGACATCATCGGTCCCCGCGTGCTGACACCTGGCGGGCTCCTGGTGCTGGGCGGCGCGCCCAAGGTCGGCAAGAGCGACTTCCTGATCTCCTGGCTCGTGCACATGGCGGCGGGCGTGCCGTTCCTCGGCTTCACGCCGCCCAGGCCGCTGCGCGTGTTCTACCTGCAGGCGGAGATCCAGTATCACTACCTGCGCGAGCGCATGCAGCAGATCGCGCTGCCCGCCGCCGTGATCGCCGCCGCGCGCGACACCTTCATCGCCACCCCGAAACTGAAGCTGCTGCTCGACGCGGAGGGCGTCGCCCGCGTGGCCGAGGCGATCCGGGCCGCATTCGCCGACGCGCCGCCCGACATCATCGTCATCGACCCGATCCGCAACCTCTTCGATGGCGGCCCCGAGGGGGGCGGCGAGAACGACAACACCGCCATGATGTTCTTCCTGAAGGACCGTGTCGAGCTCCTGCGCGAGGCGGTCAATCCGGACGCGGGCGTCATCCTCGCCCACCACACCCGCAAGGCCAGCAAGCATCAGGTCAAGGACGATCCCTTCCTCGCGCTCTCCGGCGCGAGCGCGCTGCGCGGCTTCTACACCTCGGGGCTGCTCATGCACCGGCCCGACGAGGACAGCACCGTCCGCAGGCTGGAGATCGAGCTGCGGAACGGCCCCGCGCTGCCGGGCAAGCTCATCGACAAGGTGAAGGGGGAATGGGTCGAACTGAACCCGTTGAACGAGCGCCTGGTGCGCAAGGAGGTTGGCGCCAAGCTCGATGCCGAGCGGCTGCGCAAGCACGATGTCATCCTCGGCATGCTGCTGGATGAGGCGGCGGGCGAGCGCCTCTACACCGCCATGCAGTTCGCCGAGACCTTCGAGAACCGGGGCGGTCTGGGCAGCAAGCACACGATCCGCGAGCGCCTCAGCGTGCTGGCGACAAAGGGCTTCGTGAAGTTCCTGCGCGACCCCTCGGGGTTCGGCTTCCCCGTCACCCGGTCGCGGTTCGGCTACCTCTGCGTCGAGGGCATGCAGTTCGGCGCGCCCGTCGAGCATGTCGATCCGGACACAGGCGAGGTCACCACAAGCGCCCGGCCGGTGCTGCCCAGCCACTTCAAATGCCCCCAATCCGGGCTCTGCCTCCAGGTCGAAAACCCCGCCGTCTGGGTCTACCCGGAGGGGCTCGAGGACGACCTAACTCATATGAGTGAGGCCTGACTCATATGACAGCGCGAACTGTGCACTCAATGAAATCAACGGGTTACGGGCAAATAAGAGTCAGGTCCCTGACTCATGCCCGAAGACTTCGTGAAGTCTTATTCCGCAATGATTTCCGTTACTTGAACACCTCGGAACAGTTAGGTGTCAAACCCCCATACTACGTATGGGAGGGCCACCCCACGGGGTTGGCCACTCCTCCCATACGTCCGGGTCAGCCGCGCGCGCCGCCGTGACGGTCTGTTGTGCTTCCCGATCCGACGACGGCGGTCCCGTACCGCCAAGCACCAGACCGCCGTCGTCTTCCACCACCACAGGCCACCGGCAAAGGAGACCCATCATGGCTCAGCCGACTCTGATCCCGAATTGCGACGGCGCAAGGTTTGAATCGCTGCCGCTCGACACCCCCCGCAACCGCTGCATCCTCGCGCTCGACCTCGGCACCTCGACCGGCTGGGCGATCCGCGGCCATGACGGTCTGATCACCAGCGGCACCGTCTCGCTGCGCCCGGGCCGCTTCGATGGCGGCGGCATGCGCTACCTGCGCTTCACCAACTGGCTGACCGAGATCGACCGGCTGTCCGGTCCTGTCGCCGCGATCTGGTTCGAAGAGGTCCGTCGGCACGCGGGCACCGACGCGAGCCATATCTACGGCGGGCTCATGGCCACCCTGACCGCATGGGCCGAGTTGCGCGGCGTTCCCTACGAGGGCGTTCCGGTCGGCACGATCAAGCGTCACGCCGCAGGCAAGGGCAACGCCGACAAGGCCACGATGGTCGCCGCCGTCCGCGCCCGCGGCTTCAGCCCGGCCGACGACAACGAGGCCGACGCCATCGCCCTGCTGCTCTGGGCGATCGAGACGAACGGGGGTGTCGAATGAGATGGCATCCCCACGGCTACGGCGGCCGACGCCGGGATCCCGAACAGGTAAAGCGCGAGGGCTGGCTCGAACAGGGTGTCCTCGCGGTTTCCGCCGATGACGACCGCCTCACCTGGCCCGAGCGTGAACTGGTCCGCCAGCTCGGCGAGAAGCTCTACGGCCCGCGCGCTTCCGACAGGGAGGCGCGTCATGGCTGATCGCGAATGGACCGCCGACTGCGTCGCCGATCATTTCGAGGAGGCGTTCCGCACCCTGCGCAAGCTGCCGCCGGTGAAGGCACAGGGCTACTTCAACACCTGGCCCGACATCGTGCGGACCAGCCGCGAGATCGCGGCGATGGAGCCGCAGCCGATGCGGGTCTGGCCCTCGGCCGCCGCGATCACCCGGCTCGAGCAGACCTTCGACTGGGTGCTCTGGATCGAGGAGGCGGAGCGCAAGCTGGTCTGGTCTCGTGCGGCCCGGGTGCCGTGGAAGCAGATCAGCGGGGAACTCGGCTGCGACCGCACGACCGCGTGGCGTCGCTGGCAACTGGCGCTGACCAAGATCGCCGCGCGCCTGAATGCGCAGTGA